TGTTAGCGTCTAATGCGGCTTGTCCTAAGGCTGTGTTCTCTGTGCCTTCAGTGTTGGCGGCTAAAGAATTATAACCAAACGCTGTGTTGTAACTTGCAGTTGTGTTTGCTCCTAATGCGGCTGTACCAACTCCAACATTAAAAGTACCCGTTGTATTTATAGCCATCGCACCATTACCAATAGCTACATTATTATTTGCTGTTGTATTAGCTACTAAAGCTTGATAGCCAATAGCTACATTGGCATCACCGCCATTATTAACTTTTAGGGCTTGATGACCGATAGCTACATTAAAACTGTTAGCATCTTCAGTCTTGAGAGCTTCAAAACCTATAGCTATATTAGAATCACCAGTAGTAATCGCAGTACCTGCTTCATCGCCCACGACAACATTATAATTACCACCGCTCGCAATGCTGTTACCTGCGTTGACACCAAAGCGGACGTTAGAGGTTCCTGCGGTTGCGGTGGATAGAGAGCCGTCTGCGGCTATGCGGAAGCGTTCTGCTGAACTCCCACCAGAAGGTATTGTACTAAATACAATGTTTTGACCTGCAACAGTGTGTTTGATATCCCAATTAATTCCACCTGAGTAAAGTAAATCGCCTGTGGTTTGTGTAATATTTCCACCAACAGTCAACGTGCTTGCGATATCCACAGCGCCATCAATATCTACGACATCAAGGTTAGTAACACCGTCTACGTCTATGTTGCCGCTAATGTCGAGGGATGTTGCAGTAACATCTACAAACGTAGGACTATTACCCGTAGAAACACC